TTTGTCTTTACACCGGCAATCATTTAGCGGCTCCTCTCACCAATGCCACCGGCCAAGCCGGGGTCTTTTGTGTTGTTACCCTGACCGACGACACGCTGGTTAGCAGCGCTTTCCGCCCTAGTGATAACCGGGTTGTGCTCGGTAAAGCTCAACGTGGCCACAATTACGTCGTCACGCTCGGTTTCAGCTGTTTCAAAGCCTGAAAAGACAACACGCTCAACGCCACGCGCCGCCATGTGTCGGTTAACAACAGTAAGCACACGGGGATTGGCGTCATTGTCGTACCCCTTAAACAGGGCGTTGAGCTGGCCAACCTTTTCGTAGCAATCACTCCCGCTTTCAGTGAGGAGGTCCAGTGCCAGCACTATGGCCGCATCTTCCCAGCCCAGCGGGGTCTTGGTCTTGCCGGACATACCGTCAGGGCTTGCCGAATCAAATCGCACATCACCTTTGACTCTCAGCGAGGTCAGGATACCCGGCAAGAGCGTGCCGCCAAGCTTGACGTTGCCGTGCTCAAAAGTCAGATAGCCGTCCATACTAGGCCACCTCCGGCTCATGGTTCATTACGAGCGCCTGGAGCTGCTCAATAAAGCTTTCAGCGTCAGACACGCCGGGGAGCTGCACCGTCAGACTTTGGATAATCACAGAGCCACCCTCACGGCGCACACTTGCTTTAGTCTGGCCAGGCTCTTCAGCTGAGGGATTCACCGGGGCCTGGACTTCAGTCGCTACTCCTTCCAGGGCGGTGGAAGTGGTCATTTGAAGCTTGGGCGCGGCGGATTGAATCCCAGCGCCGAGAGTATCGAGCACCTTTTGGCCAGAAAGAGTGAGAGAGGACAGAGGCCCTTCCTTCGCATCACTGAAAGGCAACAGGTTGCGGACCTTGCCAAGTACGCCCTTGACGGCGTTGAAAGGTGCCATGGCTACGGATTCGATACCCTGAACCAGGGTCAGGAGCATTTTCTTGCCCGACTCTGCCAGGTCGATATCAAAGAGGGATTTAATCCCGCTCCAAAGCTGGTTAGCGGCGTTCCACGCATCGGTAAAATAGTAGGCAAGGACGCCCACCACACCCACGTTGGAAAGGATAGAAAAGAAGTCGTAGATACTGCCGCCAAGGCCCTTAATATTCTCCCACAGCATCCCCACGCCTTTGCGGAAATCTTCGCAATAAGCATACAGAGCGATTAGGCCGGAAATCAGGCCGATAACGGCCAAAACGACCAAGCCAATGGGGTTGGCCAGCATAACAGTGTTGAAGACACCCCAGGCGGCGGTACCGGCCCACACGGCGGCAGTGAGCAAGGTGATGCCTATAAGTAATGCGGCAGCTCCAGCCGTAAGCTTGAGGACAAAAGCGCCAACCGGATGCCCGGCCATCGCATTCAATCCCGTAACAACCACCGAGAGCGTTGTGGCCATCACCCTGATAACGGGGAGAAACATCTTGCCAACCGTGATCATCAAACCTTCGGTGGCGCTGTTGAGCATGGTCATGGAGCCTTTGGCATTATCCAACTGGCTGGCCGCCACTTCACCGGCCACGCCGGAGCTGTTGCGGATAATGTCCAGGTACTTGGTAATGCCGCCCAACCCCTCTTGGCCAACCAGCTCGGCCACACCCGACATGGCTTCACGACCAAACACTTTAGAAAGGAGTTGAAGCTGCTTGCCGCTGCCCATACCATCCATAGCCTCGGACATCTCCCCGAGCAGAGTTATGGGGCTTCTGAGGTTGCCGCCCGCATCGAGCACGTCCACATTGAGGGAGCGCATGGCTTTACTCGCCTCGCCCGCCGGGTCGGCAAGGCTGGCCAACATACTGCGAAGGGTCGTTCCTGCCTGGCTTCCTTTAATACCAACGTTGCCCAAGAGGCCCGCCATGGCGGCGGTAGACTCCAGGTCAAGGCCAGCTTTGGCAGCCACAGGGCCGACGTACTTCATGGTGTCGCCCAACATCTCAAGGTTGGTATTGGCCGTCGTAAAAGTGGCTGTGAGCACGTCTGCAACCCGGTCCATTTCCCTGGCCTCTAGGCCAAAGGCGGACAAAATATCTGAGGCTATGTCAGCTGACCTTCCAAGGTCCGTGGCCCCGGCACTGGCCAGGTTGAGCATGGAAGGCAAGGCCGCGATATTCTCTTGAACAGAGAAACCGGCCATACTGAGGTATTTTTCAGCTTCGGCAACCTGCGAAGCCGACCAAGCCGTGGACGCCCCAAGGTCCAAAGCTGCTTGTTCCAGCTGATTCAGTTCGGCGGGGGTGGCCCTGGCCACAGCCCCGACTTGAGATATGGCCGCCTCAAAGTCGGCGGCAACTGACACGCATGGTAGTAGAGCGGCCAAGAAGACCCCGGCGGCCAACGCCGCCGGAGCCATCTTTCTGGCAAGATTACCCATCCGCATACCGAGGGAGTCGGCACCGGCACCAGTGGCAACCATTTGCGCCTTAATCGCCCTCAGCGGCGCGGTGATGAGGTCCACCAAAGTCATGGTGGCCAATACGCTAAACGCTTCCATTATTTAGCTCCGAGCATCTTTGCCAGTTTTGCCATTGCGTTGTTCGTTGTTATTTCAAGGTGCTTAAAGGTTCGCTTTTCGACCCATTCAGCCCGTGCAACCTGGAGGGCGAAGTCCTCAACCGATTCCGCCGGGGATTCCCCTTGCCAGAAGTGGACGAGGGCGGTCATTTGCTCAAACGAGCTGACCTCCAGGTCAGTGCGGGCATCTCGAATTAGTTTCCCAGCTCACCAAAGCCGACAGAACCCATCAGGCCGCCGCCGAAAGTCGTGGCCAGGCCGGGGTATTTGCCGAGAGCTTCCGAGAGCTTCGACTTGTCGTCGGGGTGTACGCATTCCATAATCAGGTTGCGGAACGCGCTTCCGGCGTTCTTCATGGCCGATTTCTGCACGCGGTTGGACTGCGGAGTGCTCGGACGCTTGAAACGGAACTTGTAGATCACGTCTTCTTCGCTGAAGCGGTCAAAGAATTCGTGAGAAAGTTCTTTGTACTCAGCATCGTTGTTGTCGGGTTTTGCCATGGTCTTCTCCTCTTTTTCTGGTCTTATGTGGCAATTATTTGCGCGATATCCTCAGTGGCTTAGGCCTTCAGGGCCGCCACACCGTTCCACTTGATGGGCTGGCCAACGCCGCCGTCCAACTTCACCTGGCCAACATTGTCGTCGCCCTGGCTACCGCTGGTGTCCTGCTTGGTGATTTCGCAATCAGGCAGGGTGTCACTGATGGTTTCACTGCCGTCATTGGCGTAGGACACAACGATATTGAACGGCTCCCCCTCGTAGACAGAGCCACCCAGCGCCTTGCGGAGCGCTTCGTACTCGTCACGGTCCAGGGTAAGGCTGAACGAGGCTTTATAATTGCCCCGGCCAGTGCCGCGCTGAACGCTGCCCTTGCCGTAGCGCGGGGTTTTCGGGCGTTCATCGTTATAGTTGATATCCGTGATACCAATGGCCAATCCGTTCGGGAGCTGCACCTCAATGCTCTCCCAGTCGTATACTTTTCCGTTGACGCTCATATTAATGCTCTCCTTTAGGCCGCTACTGCGACGCCTTCGATACGGGGGTCGAACCGGGAGCCTGCGTAGATGTAGCGGACGAAGAGCTTGATACGGCGAATGATGGGAATACCGATCAAATCCAACTCAACCGCGACACCGTTGTTGACGATATCCTGGTTCGGGGGGATTTCCGCGATAACTGCGGCCAGCTCTTTGGGCTTGGCCTTGATCATCCGGTTGTGGATTGCGCCCTCAATGTTGGCCTTCAGGTAGGCCAGACCGGAGGCTCCGCCCTCGGCTATGGGGTCGCCAGCTTCGTCGTACATGGACTTCAGGGCGGCAATACGGGCGATGCGGACGGCTTTGAAAATAGTACGAATCACTTCCTCGTACTGGTAGTCGCTCGTGACATCGGCCAGGGTGCGGGAGTCGCCCCAATAAGCGCCCTGGAGCTTGGCGTATCGCTTGGCAGTAATGAAACCATTGGTTTCAAGCTGCTGCTGGATAGTCTCGTTGAAATCGTCGGGGAGCGTGCCCGGCGAAATCGGGCCATCCTTCACACGGCCAGTTGCCCGCTGCACAGGGATGGAAAGAACGCGGCCAATCTGAAGCCCGCCCCAATTGCGGACAAGGCTCTTGCCGGTGGAGTCGGCAACCTCGCCAAAGGCGGCCACAGGCATCACGAAGTCATGGGCAACGCCCTGGCGTTCTGCGATAAGAGCCGCCGCCCACTCGCTCAAGTCTTCGTTGGCGTAGGGAAGGCGGGTTTCCATCTTGAAGTAGGTGGGGGAGTGGGCATTCCACATTTCATCAGCCTTGACGCCAACAGCGACCCAATCAGCACTGTCAGACGGGCCGACAACGTAAATCTGTTCAACGTCGAACAGCTCCAAGGGCTTTTCCAGAGTGGTCAGCACGTCGGAGATGGTCGGCACAGGCGGATAGAGTCGGAAATTGTAAGTGTCTCCCAGGACCATATCCGAATCCGGCACCGTGACCGTCACACCAGTGGAACCCACAGCAATGGCACCATCAACAGGGATGGTACGAATAGCGCTGTAATTGTCGCCACCGTCAATGGACAGCTTGTAGGTACCCTCATTACGGCCCCCGGCTCCGGTGATCACGAGCTTGACTTCAGCTGCACACATCACGGTGCCAGCGGTAGAGATTTCGGGGCCGGTGCCAATTTTCTCAATCACGCCGATGGGCTTCCTGACAGAGACAATGTACGAATCATCAGCCTGGTACTCACCTTCGGAAAGAACCAGCGTCACGCCGGTGGCACCGACAGTCACCTGGCCATTGGCGGGCGTCGCGGTGGCTGCACTGTAGTTGTTGCCGCCATCCTCAGACAGCTGGTAAGTTGCGGTGCCGAGCTGGCCGCCGGTTTCGATCTTCAAAACAACATCGGCGTTATCACCGGCCACGCCACTGGTGGTGATGACAGGGCCGGTACCGTAATACTCCACGGGGCTGATGTATCCGCCGGGCTGGCCCGCCACAGGAACGGCGATAACAACGGGTTCCTGGCCGCCGGTTGCGAACATGTCGCGCAAACGGTCCACGAGAGGGCCAACACCCAGCAAACCGGTCAAGTCGGACCGTTTGCCCAAGAGGTAGCCTTTACCCACGACACCGAGGGAGCAGACGCCGGAAACCAGGACCGTGCCGTCCACGCCGCCGGGGTCAATCCCGCTTGCACCGTTCACCAAATATTCAATTACGTCATTGGTGGGCATGTGTTACTCCTTACTGGTTGCCCATACGGCGCTTACGGAAGCGCTTCAGAGCTGCTTTGAGTTCTTTTTCAGTTACGCTTTTGCCTTCCGCCCATCCGGCGAACCGCATCAGCCCGGCCAGTTCCCAATTGGGAATGCCATTGTCCTTGGCCAGCTTTTCGACCAGACTCAGCTCCCCTTTCTTGGTTGTGGAACGCTCCGCAACCTTGACAGAGGATTCGGCCTTGGCCTTCTTCTCGTTCTTAGGCATCCTAAGACTCCCTATAGTTGGGGGTTATGGTCACATCCGTGATAAGCGGGATCTCGCTGTCTTCAGTGAGCCGCCCTTCGACGGTAATGTGGA